TTGGGCCGCCGGTGACGTGCTGATGTCCGGTTCTTCTGGGTATCTGAAGGCGTGGGACGGCACCGCAACCGCCGGTGAAACAGAGGATGGGACAATCAGTACCAACATCCTCAATGTCTGCGGGCGAGCCGCGGTCGCACAGGCGACTGGCAACACCACGACAGACACTCTGGTCTACATCTCACGAATTGTATGATGTCCCTCGGGATTAACAAATCGTCGGGCAGGTGATATCGCCAAACTCAAGGGTTCGTGTTATTCACGGACCCTTGTTTTTTGATAGGAGCTTAAATTGCCATCCCCTAAAACATATACCACCGCAAAATATCTTTGTGCATTGTGCGGAGAAAAGAAGCTTCGCTCAGAGTTCCTGCTCCCAGGGACTACGAAGGTTATCGACAAGTGTAATGACTGCCTGAGAAAGAGTATTTCAGACGGCACAATAACTGCCGTGAACGCAAAGCGTGAGGGGCTTACCCGTGAAGCTTTGGCGATGTTTGTTGCTGAAGTGCGAGGGGAGAAACTCAACGCGCCGCACATCACAGAGCTTGTTGATGAGATGACCCGCCAGTTTGGGGGGTTAGTTTCTTTCTGTAAGGAATGGAAGTACAACATAGACAAAGCTGTGGAGCGGCAGCCCGGAAGCAAGCCGGTCCTCGATGCGTATGCCGGACTCTCCAAGCTGATTGTAGAATCAACTGCCCTCCGAAAGTCAGCCCCCGATGTTGCCTCATGCACTGATGATGAGATCGTTCAGGAGCTTATGGATATGGCAATGCAGGCACAGATAAAGGCGTTAAATAATGGACCAGGAATTGAACCTCTCCTTGATGACGGAGGGTCTGGAGAATCTGACACCGACTCAGCAGGACCGGATGTTCCAGCTGATCCAGGAGAAGATGGCTCGCTCTACGGAGCCATTAAAGCTCTACCGCCCATTACCGAACCAATTGCCATTCCACCTGTCCAAGGCGAGCGAGAGGATAATCCGAGGGGGTAACCGCTCCGGGAAGTCTACCTCTGCGTTTGTGGAGGTGGCATCCGCGGCAACCGGTACTCCGTTGCGCGACCACGAAGGGAACGAGATCCCGTTCCGATACCCGACAGACCGACCATTAACAATCTGGATTATCGGTTATGGTGAACGGCATATCGGTGAAACCATTTACCGTTTGCTGTTTAAGCCGGGCGTCTTCAAGGTTATCAAGGACAAGAAGACGGGGAAGATGCGAGCGTATCGCCCGTGGGATCCCAAGGATAAGAAGCGAGAGAGCGAGTGCAAGTATTCCCCACCGCTAATCCCGGAGCGATTCATTGATCCCAATGGCTGGTCGTGGAAAGACAAGCGGGGGAACATCTTCTCTAAGTGCACCTTGGTTAACGGTACAGAGATCTTCGCCTATACGAGTAACGCCAAACCGAAGATGGGTGACCCGGTTGATATCATCCTTATTGACGAAGATATCGCCGTCCCTGAGTATGTCCCTGAGTGGCAGGCCCGTCTCTCAGACCGTAAGGGACATTTGATCTGGGCGGCGTTCCCATACAGCAAGAACAATGCTCTTGTTGAAATGTCCGATCGGGCCAAAGAGCAGGCCGATAGAGAAAACCCCGACATAACAGAAACAGTTTTGAAGTTCTCTGACAACCCCTTCATGGATACCGATGAGGTCCGTAAGAGGCGTGAGGGCTGGTCGGAAGAAGAGAGGCGTGCGAGGGATGAAGGGGAGTTCATAACTGACACGTTCCTGATTTACCCTAACTATAGCGAGAACCTCCATGGGATTCCAAACAGGCTTGGGCCGCCTGATAAACTATCTCAGGCGATTGATATGTACGGGGGACAGATACCGCCGAGTTGGACTAGGATTCTGGCGTTGGACCCGGGTCACCGCGTGGCTGCTGTGTTATTCGCTGCTGTACCTCCCCCTGACATTGGCGATTATATTGTTATTTATGACGAGATATACGCTCGCTACCAAGACGCAAGAGGTCTTGCAAAGCTGGTCCGAGAGAAGGCAGAGGGTCACGTCTTTGAATCATTCATCATCGACTACAGCTACGGAAGACAGCACCCTGGAGGGGCAAGCAAGACCATCTCAGAGCAGTACGCAGAAGCCTTCAGAGAGCAGAAATTAGAGTCTGTATCCACAGGTTACGGCTTCCAGTGGGGGAATAATGTGGTATCTGAAGGGATATCTCTTGTCAGGACGGCTCTTGGAATCCGACAGGATGGTACAACCCGCCTCCGAACTATACCCCATATGCTACCGAACCTTAAGAGAGAGTTCTCTTTGTACCGAAAAAGGATTGTTAACCGGGAAGTTTCAGACAAACCGATCGATCGGGATAATCACCTGATGGACTGCCTGAGGTATATTGTCTGCTCGAACCCGCGATTTGTGATACATAAAGGCTCAGAGAGAAAGGGTGCCATTTGGCGTGCCCTCGATCAATGGTTAGCCGGTAACAAGAAGTCACCCGACTCAGATGGGGTTACTATTGCCCCAGTAAAAGCCCGCAAGGAGTAACAATGGAAAAGATTACACCCACCCTTAACCGTGGAGAGATGGCGCTCTGGTATCCAAATGCCAACAAACAGGAAACCCCTGCAGCTGCCATTGTCGTTAACAGTACCCGAGGTGGAGTGCTGAGCCTAAACGTTTTCTCTCCGACAGGTGGCCATGCCCGGTTTGTTGATGGTGTGATGCACGTCCATGACTACAGGCTGGATGTTATCGAGCCCCGAGAGAGAACCCGAATGGGAGGCTGGGACTTTGTTATTCCGGCTGACCGTCCCGGCGAATTGGAGTCAGTTGATAACCGCGGTGTTGCTCAGCTCCCCGGAGGCGAGGACGTTTCCGAGGAGGTAAACGAGCGGATCATCGAACTACACGATGAGGGGAAAACGCCCGGACAGATTGCCCAAGCACTCCGCATCAGTGGTTTCAATAAAGTTCGCGTAGAGGAGATAATCCAGGAACATGCAACCAACTCCTGAAGATTCGTCAGACATCAAGAGGTTTGCTCCTCTTGTTAAAAAATGGACCCACATGATCGACGCCTCGAAGAAAGCTAAGGCTGACTTCCAGGCTGTTGCTGACCAATGCCGCGTGTTCTTCAGTGGCATGGGTGATGGTATTTGGGATAAGAAGTACCAAGAGAAGTTCGGCTTTAAGATCAAAGCGAAGCCAACCTTTAAGGCTAATATCAACAAAGCCTTTGAGCTGGTCGCATTAGTTGGTCCAGTGTTGTACTGGCACAACCCAGTCCGCGAATGCCGCTCCCGCTCGACAATGCAATTCTCCCCCGAGATGTTTGGCAACGCTCAGGATCCTGCGTTCATGCATCAGTTCCAAATGATGATGGCGGAGGAGCAACACAGGTCAAATGTGGTTAAGACTCGGTCTCAGGTGATGGAACAATACCTGAACTACACCCCTAAGGAACAACCGTTTGGAGGTCTTAAAGGTGCAAGCCAAATGGCGATTACCGAAGCACTGGTATGTGGTAGGGGAACGCTCTGGGTTGAGGACTACGAACTTCCTGGATCTGACAAGCGACTAACCGGAGCGTTCTTCGACACTGTTGACAACCTGTTTATTGACCCCGACGCCGAGACTCTCCAAGACGCATTGTGGATTGCTCGCAAGCACATCAAACCCGTATGGCAGGTCGAGCGGGACTTCAACCTCCCAGAAGGCTCGCTTAAGGGCAAAGACGGCACATACAGATCAACTGAACTGCAGGCTGAAACTGCCGACCGGTTCAAAGAAGAATTGAACGACGGGACCAAAAAGCAGGACCTGATTGTTTATTATGATATTTATTCCAAGATGGGTATTGGCACTCGCTTGGACGACGCCAAGCGGCCCACTGTTGACGCGATCGACGAACTCGTGGGCGACTACGCCTACATCGCCATGTCGCCCGGTGTAGACTTCTTCCTGAACGCTCACCATGACCACATCGAGCGAGGTGGTGAAGATGGCGGGCCAATGGACATAGAAGATGTTCTTGCTATGTTTGACTGGCCTGTTCCTTTATGGAAGGATAACCTGTGGCCGTGCTGCATGCTGGACTTCTACAACAACCCAAGTTCTGTCTGGCCGATCCCACCGCTCGCTCCCGGTATTGGCGAGCTGTACCTGATTAACATTATCACAGCCAATCTCACAGATCAGGTATTCGAGAACTCAAAGAATATCATCGCTGTCCTGAAGACTCACGAAGAGGAGTTGCGGTCCACTCTCGAGAAGGGCGGTGGTATCGTTACCATTAGCGAGGCAGCTGCAAGACCTATCAATGAGATGATCCAGTTTCTCCAGAAACCCGGTGTAAACAGGGATGCCTGGGAATTGGTTGATCGGCTTATGGCGCAGTTTGAAAAACGTGTTGGTCTTAACGAGATGCTCTACGGGTTGAACTCCGGTGGTATCTCTCGTACCGCTTCTGATGCGAAGTTCAAACAGTCGCAGTCTCAGATTCGTGGTGACCACATGGCCTCTCAGGTGGAGGACTGGATGGAAACGGTAGCGAGAACCGAGCGATTGGTTGCTCGCTGGACGATCGAAGGGTCTGACCTTGAACCGCTTCTCGGCAAGGCTGGCGCGGCCTTCTGGCAGAAGTACATTGAATCGTCTGATCCTGATGAGTTCATGCGGGAAATGACAACCACTATTACAGCTGGTTCTGCCCGCAAGCCTAATAAGGACAGGGATAACACGAACATGAACGCGGTGCTACCGATTCTTTCTCAGGAGTTCAGTAAGCACGCTGACATGACAACGGACACCACCCCGCTAAACAACTTGTTTGCTATGTGGGGTAAAGCGATTGACATGGATACCTCACCTCTTCAGCTCAGTCCAAGGACTCCTCCTCAGCCTTCGCCCGAGCAGATGCAGGCACAGCAGGAGGCTCAGCAGCAGCAACAGCAGTTCGAGCAGGCTAAGATGGAAGCCGAGATCACCAAGAAAGAGTTGGAGGTCGAAGGTAAACGCATCGAGGTTGAGGGTAAGAAGGTTGATGTTGTTGCGAAAGAAACAAGCGTGGATAAGACACGCCAGAAACTTGAGTACGACCACCTTCGTCATCTGCAGACACACGCCCACAGTGAGCAGCGACATAACCAGAACCTGCAACAGGATGAGGAACGTCACATTCAGGACCTGCAGCAGAAAGACGACATGGCGAACCAGAAACTGGAAACCATGCAGGCTGCTGCCGCCTTAAAGAACCAACGCCCGACAGCATAAGGAGTAGCCAGTGAAGTATCCAGTTGTAAGCAACAAGAAACACATTCAGGATTTCTATGTGTTGATGCGCCAGCGAGGTGAGAGCCACTCGATCGCAGACATGCTTGCTCATCAGGCTGCTCCTCAGGGGGTGACTGATAACATGATCTTTGAAGGGCAGGGAACTATCCTTGATCAGTGTGGTGGCGATGAGGATTACTGTAACTATCTTGTCAATGAGGCAAAGAAAGATGGTTACAAGCCCGGCATCAACGATGTTTACATGCCGTCTCTCGCTGAGAAGCCGGGGGCAAAGGAGGCGTGGATATCCCCATCAGGTGGCCGCAGTCAGATCAAGAAGGTCTGCGAGGAAAAGAACTGGAACTGCAGTGGTGCTGTTAAACACAAGGCGACACCGGAAGAGCCGGAGTTTATCAGGCTTGGTGAGGACCTTGTGCAACAGGGTATGAAAGAGATGATTGAACGTGAGCCTGAAAAGGCCAACCTCTGTGAAGGGGAGTTGCGGGAACAGGTAATCGACTTACACGGGTTCGCTAAAAATGACTGAGTTTCAGCTGACATATCATGATTTATATTCCGACCTGCTTGACTGGGGAGGTTCTGCTGCAGACTCTTCGCGGGCGAGGAACATAAAGCGGGCCTGCAAAACAGCAGTTCGTAACCTTGCCATGGAACACAGGTGGTCTTACTACAGGAAGATTGGCCGTATAACAACCAGTACTTCCTACTCGACCGGGACTATTGAGTACACAGACTCTACCCGAGTAATGACCCTGACAGGTGGAACGTGGCCCACATGGGCTGCGTCCGGTTTCGTTCGGATCAACAACATTGACTACCCGGTGTATAGCCGTGACAGCTCTACCGAATTAACGATCAGTCTGGACGCAAACCCATCGGATGATATTGCGTCTGGCACAAGCTACGCCATTTACCGCAGCGTCTACTCAATGCCTACGGACTTCCTGTCAGCGAGTGACTTTGAGAACTTTGATAACGCCTTCAGTGCAAAGTACATTGCTCCAGGCGATCTTCAGAAGGTGATGTACTCCAGAGAGGCTGGGTCTGAACCGAGGTTCTACACATTCATTGGTGACCCTGATTACATCGGCGGGATGGCTGTTAAGTTTTACCCTGCCCCTGGTGCAACAGCTTACAACTACGACTTTGTTTACATGCGTCACCCGGCCAACCTGAACCTCCTCGAGTACAAGACTGGAACGGTTTCGGTTGCTGGTGGTTCAACCACTGTTACAGGATATAGCA